GTACGTGGCGGCGGCGGCGGGAACCGGGAGGAGGGAACCGGGAGGCGGGAGTCGGAATTCGGAAGTCGGAGGCAGGGCGCGCGAGGGGCGCGGGTCGGGGGGCGCGGCCAGAGGATCCGGGGTACTGTATCGGCGCAGGCGATCTGACACAACTTCGCAGCGATCTGACACAACTCCACCGGCACACGGGGCGGTTGCAGGGGGTGTGCAGGGGTCAGGAAGGGCTACTTCCGGAGCATCGCAACCAGGTCCTGGGGGCTCAGGTGGTTGGGGGGGCCGAACTGGAGCGTCGTCCGGCCACCGAACACGTCCACGGCCGCCTGCTGGATCAACCCGCTGCCCAACTCCGACGAGCCGTCGGCCAGCCGTAGCAGGCGGGCACGGGCGGAAGGCATGACGGGCTCGTCGGCCGTCAGAATGGCCTGGCCTTGGTTCCGGAGTACCGAACGCTGGTTGTACACCTGCTCGGCTATGCCCGTCGGCGCGCTCTGGCTGTCCGGATCGTCCGTGTAGAGGACGTAGTCGAACGACGTGCCCGCCCACTTCCAAAGGCAGGGGACGTAGGGCGCCAGAGTCTCAATCGTCCAGGCTCCGCCCACCCCATCCCCGTCTGCGGAGACGGACTGGGACACGAAGACGCGGCATAGGTAGAGGTAGTTCCCAAAGCCGCCGCCGGCCGCAAACTCGTCCAGGAGGCCGATCCGATAGCCGGCCGTGTCGGCCAACTCGTATACGTCGTCGTGCGCCACGTCCACCGTATACCCCAACGACGCCTCGGGCTCCCGCGTGATCCATGTCTGGATGATCATGGCGAAGCTGTTCACCACGATGTTCGTCCAGCCGGTCGTGCTGATGTCCGGCCGCCAGCGGTTCCAGAACGCCTTGAACCTCGCGGCCGACACGTTGCTGGTCCAGTTCGCGGCGGTGAAGTTGGGCAGCCAGGCGAACAGGCTGATGCCGTTCAGGGCGTTCGTCTGCCATGACTTCGCCGGGCTGCCGCGCAGGACTACCGTCCGCCGTAGCGTACCGGCGGAAACGACCGCCGACGGGTAGCTGTCCGTCGAAACCCATGCATAGCCGGCCTTTTCCTCGATCGACGGGTCGACCGTATTGCTGACCCTGACCAGCGTCCGCTCCCGCTGCTGCCGGACGTAGTCGATGATCACGTTCGGCACCTGGATGTCGTCCCGCGACTTCAGCTCCGGGATCGCAATCGTCTCGCCGGCCGGCAGGGCGGAGATATCCCGCTCCAGCGTCGCCAGGTGGGCTGACCCTGACATCACCACGTTGACCGTCGGGATGTCCGGCTCGTAGTCCACATAGAGGATCGCGTCCGGAACCCACTTGAGCACCGTCCGCAGGGCCTCGGCACAGGTCAGGTCGAACAGCTCCTGCTCGGGCAGGTCGACGGTCGGCAGGTCGATCGTGCCCACGGCGTACTGGCCGGCATGGTCCGACAGCGTCGCGGGATAGGCCAGGATCGCCGCCACAGCCGTCGCCAGGTCCCCCGATACCAGGCACCGGCTGGTCGTCTTCGCCGTTGCGGTATAGGCCGACTCGCCCCCCGTGTCGTAGTCCAGGCTCTGGGCATAGACGACCCTTTTCAACCGCTCGAACGGGCCGAGCGCCTTCACGACCACCGCCTCCGCGTTGCCCGCCGCCGCGCGCTCCGGCGCCTCGCATCGGCCCCGGAAGACGCACAGAGCGTCCTTCAGGACCGCCAGCGGCTGGCCGGCGGCGAACTCCGGCAGGGCGGCATCGAAGGCGCCGCCCAACGTCAGGCGGCACTCATCGCTCTCCAGGTTCACGAACCGCAGCGTCAGCGCCGAGGCCGAGAGCGCCTCCGCCGTCCTGCCGTTGATCGTCCAAATCGCCATCGCGCCTACCTCATGTTCCGGATCTGCGCTTCCGCCAGCGCCGCCCGGTCATTCGCCGTCCGGGCCTCCGCCGCCGCCGCCTCGATCTGCTGCTGCTGGCGGGCCATGCGCTCGTTCTGCGCCTCGATCGTAGCCATCAGCCGGTCCGTCTGCGCCATGAACTGCTGGCCCGTCCGGTCCACCGCCGCCGAGACCTCCCCGCCAAACTGCGAGATGGCCCCGCCGATAGCACCCGTGGCGTCCTCCGTCGCCTTCCGGACCGTTTCCGCGCCACCCTGAACGTCCTTCGACGCCTTGACCCCCGTCGCCTCGATCGTCGACCCCGCCTTCGCCATCTCCGCCATCGCCGAGGCCGCCGCCTGGCCGGCCGCGGTGGAAAGCGAGGCCACGCCCGACTGCAGGCTCACCGCCGTCTGGTCGAGCTGCTGACGTGCGGTTTCGGCCTGCTGAAGCAGGCCCTGCAAGCTGTTAACCGAACCCGAGGCGCGCTGGTAGTCGGCACTCGCCGCCGCCGCGCCGGCCATGTCGCCCGTCATTCCCGACTGGTTCGCCGCCGCCATCGCCTGCAGGGCGGCTTGTTGCTGCTGCTGGGCGGCCACAAGGGCCGCGCGGATGTCCTCCAGGCTCTTGTTGCTCTGAACCTGCAGCTCGGTCGTGCGCGCCGCCCGTTCGGCAGACGCGGTTTCCATGCCGACCATGGCCGTCTGCAGGTTCACCGAAAGCTCCGCGATGCGGTCCTTCGTGTCCCGGATGGCGTCGAACGACTTGTCCTCCGCCTCCTTCACGGTCTGCGCCATGTCGTCGTTCTTTTTCACCAGCTCGGGCAGCGTCTGTAGGGCTTGGATCACCCCGGCGTAGTTCGAAAGTGCCGAGCTGCGCCCCTCGATCTCCTCCTTCGTCGACACAGGCCGGTCATAGGTCTGGTTATAGATGCGCTGGAACTCGTCCGTTCGCTTCTGCCGTGAGTCGTCCGTCAGAGTGTCCGGGTTGATACCCTGGCGCAGCAACAGCTCGCGCGCGGCGGCCAGCTTCCGCTCCTGCTCCTCGGCCTGTGCGCGCAGCGCATTGAGCCGTAGCTCGATCTCGATGCCCTTGTCCTTCTCCGCAGCGATCTGAGCCGTCACCTGGACAACGCGCGCCTCCGCCTTCTCGGCCTCCCGCTGCGTCCGGAGCTGCTCCCGCGCCATCGAGTCCCGCAGCTCGATGCTCGACCGGAGCGCGGAGTCATCCCCAACCGCCGCCAGCGCCGTCGTCTTCGAGGCGTCCAGCTTCTTCATTTCCAGCGCCAACTGGGCGTCCTTCAACTCCTCCTGTGCCTGCGCCAACCGTAGGGCCGCCGAGGCCGTCTTGTCGTACTCCGACTGGATCGAGGCCAGCTCCTCCCGCAGCTTGTCGAACTTGATGTCCGCCTTCGCGGCCGCCTGCAGCCGCCGGCTCACGTCCTCCGCCGTCTCCCCCAGCTCGTCGAACTTCGCCTTGTCGGCCTCGATTTCCTCCAGCGCCTTCGACCACGTCGCCACCACCGCCGCGATCCCGACCGTCAACGGAGCCAGAAGGAGATTCCCACCAGCCGCCGACTCAGCCACGTTTCGCAACGCTTTGGCGAAGCCAATCGCGCTAGACACCCCACCGCCTTGTGCCTGATTGAGATCCTGCAAAGAACGGACCAGGGTACGGATGTTTGAATCCATTCCGGCAGACTGTTCAGACACGTCCGCCATACCCTTGCGGGTCGATGCGGCACCTTCAATGGAGTCCAGCAGGTTCCGGCCCAGCGATGCGACCCCCTCCGACGCCTTCTCGACCGGCTTCGCGTCCACCGCCCCGAGGCCCTTCGCCGCCGTGTCGACCGCCTTGCCGGCGTCCTGGGCGGCGTCCTTCACGCCATCGAGGGCGCGCTCGGCCTGGCCAGCGCCCCCGGTCTGCGCGGTGATGTCGATCCCGACTTCCAGCCTCGGATCTGCCATGGCTCAAGCCCCCCGGCCGCGGATGCGCGCGAGCCAGCCCTCAAGGCTGGCCACGATCCGCTGGCCCAGTTGTTCCATCGTCGGAAGCACGCGCGGATCTCCGCGCTGCGTCACGGAGCGGACGAGCCAGTAGAGGACCCCCTCCCGGCCCACGTTGCCCGCCTCGCCCGTCTTCGTCCGCCGCTGCTGGCCCGCCCGCTCCCCGCGGGTGATCCGCTTGGCGTAGTCGTCCGCCGCCGCCAGCGCATAGGGTCCGTTCCGGCCCCACAGGAACTTCAGCGTGATCCCGCTCTCCCGCGCCCGCTTGCCGTACACCTCGCCGCGCGCAGGGATCGTCAGGAACTTCGAGTTGACCGGCCGGATCTCCCCGCCGTGGTAGCGCTGCCCGGCGGCCGGATGGCTCACCTGCAGCGTGACGCCGCCGGTCGTGGTCGACCACGACGTCGCCCTTGCGAAGTCGCCATAGAGGCCCAGCGGCCGGGCGCCCAGGCCCTGGGCGGTCCGGTGCGCGTCCGGCGCGGCCTCCCGCTCCGCGAAGTTGTCCACCAGCGCCACCACGCCAGCCTCGCCGACGGGCTCCAGGTAGGACCGCGCCTGCAGCTCGCCGACGATGGAGCGCAGGAGCGGCACCGCTGTGTCGCGGACGGTGACGGAGTAGGCGGGCATGGGGACTATTCCCGAGGGCCGAGATCCGAGGGCCGAGGGCCGAGGGCCGAGGGCCGAGCGCCGAGATCCGAGGGCCGAGGTCCGACGGTCCGGCTTTCAGGTTTCAGGTTTCCGCCTTCCGCCTTTTCCTTCCTCCGCACCGGCGCGTCGACGGCGGCGCGGTGGATCTTCATCGGGTTTGCCCAGCGGAAGGGCTTCCAGGTGTTGGACGCCGCGTCGTGCCATTCGTCCGAGGCTTGGACGTGTTCGCCGTCGTTCAGCAGCCGGAATCCGTCGGAAGGTTCAATCTTCGTTTTCACGTTCAATCCCTTTCCTTATAGAACAGCACGCCGGCCTTCGCCTCCGCCCGGCCGCCCAGCGACGCCACGAGGGCATCCAGCAATCCCCCTGCAAGGCCCTTGGCAGACGCTTGCGGCGGCGTGAATCCTTCAGCCATGTCGTGGGGCTTGGCCTCAGCGCCGCGCGGCAGGACGCCCAGCGCCTCCGCCTCCTCCCGGGCGATCGAGCGGACCCACATGCCGCTGCCGTAGTCGTAGGGCGGCGCGGGCGAGGCCCAGCGCGAGATCCCCGCCCACACAGGCGAGTCCTTCAGCGCAATCATCCGCCCGCCGCCGAAGAAGCGGCCGCCCGCCGCGCGCCAGCGCGCCGGCCAGTCCCGCGGCTCCCGCCGTGGGGAAAGGCGGAACAGCTCCTGCGCCGGGAAGGCGTCCACGACGTTCGGGTTGTTCGCCTGGGCGAACCGGCCGGCGCCCTGCGCCATCCGCGTGTTCGTCTCGAAAATGACGTTGAGGCGCGCATCGCTCGCCAGGTCCTGCAGGCCCCCCGCCTTGCCCGGCTCGGGCTGGTAGCCGATGCTCTCCAGGTACTCCTTCACCAGCTCCCGGAACCGGGGCTTGTCCATGTAGGAGCCCGGCGTCGCGGCCCGCGCTTCCGGGTTCACGGCGCGCTCGATCAGGTCGCGCATCAGTTGGAGCTGGTCGGCGTTCGTCACGCGGGCGGAAAAGAACGCCTGGCGGCGGAGGTTCTCCGCGACGGCCTCCCACTGCGCCGCCGTCATGTTCGAAGGAACCAGGCCCTTCGCGCGCAACGCCGCCACCGCCTCGCGGAAGCCGGCCGGCTGGGGCCGCGCAGGCATCAGGCCGCCCCCCCGGGGCGGGGAAACCGAGAACCGAGAACCGAGGACCGAGGACCGAGATCCGAGATCCGTCGGACCTCGGACCGCGGACCTCGGACTTCGGCTTTCGATGCTCGCATGCTCATGCCTCGCCCTGAATCTCGGCAGTCGCCCCGTGCTGGCCCTGCACTTCCGTCTCCGCCGCGTGCTCGCCCTGGATCTCCGTCACCGCCGCCGCCTGGCCCTGCAGCTCGGTCTCGGCGGCCTGCTCGCCCTCCATGACGTCGTTCGGGTAGGTGTTCGGGATCGGCGCCCCGCACAGGATGCGGTAGGAGATCTCCACGGAGACGCCGACGTGGCGCACGTCCGCCGTCTCAACCTCCGCGTCGGCAAACTCGATCTTCCGCTGCGTCTCGCCAGCGCCCAGCAGGAACCGCAGCGTACCCTTCCGCGTCCGGTTGATGGGATAGAGAAGCACGTACTCCCCCGCCGCCTCGATGCTCTCGCACTCCACCTTCACCGAAAACGCGAACTGCGTCGTCAGGTTCCCCCGGTCCCGCGGCTTCGTGTAGGCGCCGCGCAGGGTGGCGTCCGTCTGCACCAGCTTCCGGCTGTTGTGCGAGAATCCCGCCGGACCCATGTGCAGGCCCACGCCACGCGCCGGCCCCGAGGCGAGCGTATGGATCGCCTCGGGTTCGCCGGCGGTGACGAGGAGCACCTGCATGGGCGTGGGTTAGGCGCCGACCGTGGAAAGGGCGAACATCGCGCCCGAGCCGCCCGGGCGGGTCGCGATCCACAGCAGCTCCCCCGTCCGCGGGTTCGTGCCGCCGTAGAGCTGCGACGCCTCCACCAGCGCCACATCGTTGATCACCACGGAAGGGTTCCCCGCCGTCGGCCCGACGATCGTCAGGTCCGCCGCGCCCGCCGCCATCGAGCGGCCCCGGATCGCGCCCGCGCCCTGGATTCCGAGCTGCGTGATGATCTGCGCCGTCGTGATGCCGACCGGCGCGCACTTCACCGTGATGTCCAGCCCCTGCAGGGTCATGTCCACGATGCCCTCCTCGTCCACGTCGAACGGGGAGAGCTGCAGGTTGAAGTCGATGTCCACGCCCGCCCGCGTCTTGAAGCTGTTCCACGGGCTCGACGCGCCCGCCAGCGCCAGCGTGTAGGGAACGGTGAAAATCGAGGCCACCGCGAAGCTCGTATCCGTGAACGACGCCGTCGCCACAGCCAGGCGCTTCGCTGCGTCCGTCCGCGCCGTCGCGTCCTTGCCGATGCACGCGATCGTGCACGAGCCGAACGTCGTCTCCGTCGCCTTCAGGCGGATCGACGGCATCTTCGTGATTGCCCCCGCCTGGTACGTGATCTGCTCCGTGCCCGAAAGCGGCCACACGATCACCGGCTTGTCCGTCGCCGTGAAGATCGAGGTGCCGGCCACCGGCGACGTGTGCGGGAACAGCGCCGTCAGGAGCGGCGTCGTCCACATGCCGACCGGATCGAACGTCAGCTCCGTCACGATCTCCCGGTCCCGCTCGTCCACCTTCCCGTAGGCCGAGGAATTGATCTCGAAGCGCTGGATCGAGGTCTTCACCTGGATGTCGCCCTTCGTATAGATGATGGCCGAGGCGAACGAGATCGCCGCCGGGCCGCGGATGATGTCCGTACTGCGAGTGATAGGCATGACCTTTTCTCCCTGCGGCTACGCCGCGCTCTCCGTCCAACCTGCGCGCGCCGTTCCATTCACCTGGAAAACGAGGCGCCCGCCCGTGTCGTTCACCAGTTCGAACCCCGAAACCGTCATCAGTTGAGCCGTCTGGACCGGGTTGAACGCCACCAGCATGTCCATCAGCGCGCTCATCGCCGTCTTCCCGTCCCAGGCGTCGCCCCGGTGCAACACGACGTGCTCCGTGATCGTGATCGTGATCGGCAGCTCCATCGCCACCGCTCCAACCGCCTGAAACTGCACCGTCCCCTTCGTGATCTCGATCGCCGCGCACAGCCCCAGCTTCTGGATCGCCGCCTCAACCGTGCTCTCGATGTCCCCCCGCTCGGGGGTAAGCACCTCGACGTTGCTCCAGAACGGCCGCGCGCGAAGCTGGTCCGCGATCTGCCGGCAGATCTGCGTCAGGGGATCTGGTTCGAGGTCGGTCATGGGTAGATCAGCTTCAGCGTCGGCGGGTTCACCAGGTAGTTGCTGAACGCCCCGCCGTTCGGGTTGCCGTTGTCGATTAAGATGGCGTGGTTCTCGCAGCCATACGGCAGCGCCATCAGATTCGTCAGCGCAAGGTAACCCCACCCGTTGCTGTGCCGCAGCGCCGAGTTCGTCGGGTTCACCGTGATCGATCCGAAATAGCCGCCGTTCGAGACTGCTTTGTAGACCGCGACGTTGAACACCCGCGTCGGCTCCCCCGTCTGGCATACCCACTGCGTGTAGATCCATGCCCCCGTGGCGGTGCACGTGTACGGCATCCACCATCGGGTTGTCCGGTAGCCGTTCGTCGGGTACGCGATCCCGTAGCCGAACCCGCCCGGCACCGTCGCAAGCGCGGTGGATACGACAATCGGGTACCCGAGCGAAATCGTGTTCGAGTCGCCGTTCATCGCCACCGCCCCCACATCCGCCGCCGTGATCGAGTTCGAGAACGCGAGCCCGCCCAGTGCGCCATAGGTCTGCAGCCACGTCAGGACGGCGTTCGCGTTCGTCACGTAGGAGAACGCGCCGAACGTCTGGTTATAGGCCACCAGCCCGTCGCCCGCCTCTCCGGGGCCGATCACGTCGACATACTCGCCGCTCCACTGTGCCAGGTTGCCGACGCCCGTCCCGACATTTCGCCCCGCCGCGGTCCCCGCGTTCGTCACCATCGCCAGCGTGATCGCGTCCAGAGTCGCAAGCGACCCCGCACCACTCAGCGCCAGTGCGACCGACGACGTGCCCGCCGTGAACTTCGGCGCGGTTCCAGTCAGGTGTGTTCCAGGCCCATGGAACGCGCCCTGCAGCGACCAAATCGCGTACCTTCCGTCGCTTGCCGGAACGTTCCCGCGCTCCGCCGCCATCATCGGAAAATTAACAATGTCCGCCGATGGCGCGGCCTGCCACGGATCTTCCCCTTCGCCGCTCCAAGCCCAGAACGTTCCGTCAGGCTTGTACATCTGGTACAGCGCCGGAGCGCGATCGTCGTACCAGCCCTCCCCGTTTGCGCCGGAGGCGTTGTAGGAGAACGGATACATGCCGGCGCCTTCAATGCTGATCAGGAAGGTGTTCGTCGTCGCGCACGGTTCAAACCCAACCGCCGCGCCGTTCGTGGCGCCAATGCTGTGGCGATTCCAGTACGGAACCGAATTGTACGCCTCCATCCGGTTGCTGATGACGATCATCGCCGCCCGCGCCTGCGCTCCCGTCGACGCCACCGCGCCCATCGCCGTCACGGCCTGGTTGCTGGCCAGGATCGCGCGTGCGTTCGCCATCCCGCCCGTCGTGGCAGCATTACCTGCCAGGGCATAGGCCGCCGCACCCGTCGTGACGCCCTGCCCCGCCAACACGTAGGCTGCAGCGCCCGTCGTCATGCCCTCGTTCGCAAGCGCGTAGGCTGCAGCGCCGGTCGAGACGCCATCCCCCGCCAGCGCGTAGGCGGCCACGCCCGTCTCGACGCCCTGCCCGGCGAGAACATAGGCGCTGGTGCCGGTCGTCACCGCCTGCCCGGCCAGGACGTAGGCCGCTGCGCCGGTCGTGACGCCATCCCCGGCCAGCACGTAAGCGGCCGCGCCGGTCGCGGAGGCGGCGGAGATGAGCGAGGTCAGGATCGCGATGCCGTTCGTGTCCGAGAGCGGCGGAACGAGGCTGCCCGTCCAGTTCGCGTTGGGCTGCACCTTGACGGTCGTCCGGTCCCCGACGCCGATGTATCGGTTCGTGCCGGCGGCCTGCTGGTAGAGGACCACGATCCCCTGGTAGTCGCCGTTCGTCAGGGCCGTCGTGACGGCATCGGCCTCGATCCGCACCAGCCCGTTCGTGGCGGTGACGACGGTGCCGGTCGTGTGCAGGTAGAAGTTCGTGTAGGTCGAGTCCGTCACGCTCCAGACGGCGATCGCGTTCGTCGGCAGGCTCCAGGCCGTCGTGCCCCGGCGCATGTAAAGGTCGTAGCGCAGGCTCTCGCCCTGGTACCAGCCGATGCCGTCGCGCGACTGAACGAGGTTGACGTTGTTCGTCCGGACGATCTCGCGATACAGCGTGTCCTGGGCGGGGGCGTTCAACGCGAAGGCCGCCAAGAGCGCGAAGAGAACGGATGCGACCTCCGCCCGCCAACCTCTGATCTCGTTCTTCATCTTGGCGCCCTTTGCGATCTTCGCGTTGAACTTCCGTCCGTCAGTGCCGCTGCACTTCGAAATCGACCGTCACGGTCGAGCCGGTTGCGGCGGTGGAGCTGAAGAGCAGCTCGTCCTGATACTTCGCGTAGGAGGCCGTCAGCGTCCCAGAGTCGCCGGCGTTTCCGCTGGTAAAGGCGACGGAGCCGAGCGTCTGCGTGATTGTGGTCCCGGTGAGAACGCGCTTCACGGTGACGGTGTTCGCCGCCACGAGGTTCGAGTTGTCCCAGAGGCGGACGATCTTCAGGGCCGAATAGCCGTAGCCGTTCGTCCAGGCGCCCGTGCCCGTCGTGGCGCCCAGGTCAACGGTCGCCCGGCTGTACTCGATCCCCGCCAGCGCGGCGGCCGCGCCCATGGCGAGCGCTGCGATTGCGATCTTGATTCTCTTCATGTCTGCGGTCCCTTCGTTCGTGGTTTGAGGTTCGGTCAACGTCTACAGGCCGCCGAGGCTCGCGCGCGTCGCCTGGCGCGTGGTGGAGCTGGCGATTTCCGGCCCGCCGGGCGCCTGCACATCCGGCGTTTCGGCGTCGTCGGGCGTGCTGATGGGCAGGTCTTCGGTTCCGGCGATGTCGAGATCCTTGTAGGCCCGGTCGATCATCCGCTTCTGGTCGTCGGAAAGCGGCAGCGGCAGCCGCGTCTGCATGGCCTCGATGATGAGCACGCAGGCGGTCGTCTTCAGCTCCGGCGGCACGGCGTAGGCCGTCGCCGAGAGCGAGATCCGCTTGGCGATGCGGTTGCGGACGTAGTTGCAGCGGTCCTGCATGGTCTTCGTGAACGGGTCCGCCTGGCCCGAGCCGAGGGCGGCCGTCCGCAGGGCGTTCAGCTGCGCGTCGACCAGGTAATCGCGCAGGTCGCTTACTGCGATCGTGACCCATGCAGGCATTGCGAGATCCTCCGGCCATCCGCGGGGCGCCCTTGGCCGGGCGCCCCGCGGGCGGCGGCTACTGTTCCACCCCGGTGATGTCCAGCGTGCCGTGGCGCGAGTTCGTACACAGGTACGTCGCCAGCAGCGTGTCGTTCCGGAACAGCCACTGCGTGTTCGTCGGGTAGAACACCGCCTCCTGCGCATTGCTGCCGACGAAGAACGTCGCCAGCGCCGTCGCATTCGTCACGGTGCCCCGCACCCGCTTCACCGTCACGGTCGAGACCAGGCCCGTGTCGATCGTCGACCCGCGGAACCAGAAGTGCGTCGGCTTCCACGCCGAAAACGCCTGGTTGTTCACGCCCTCGGAGTAGGTCCACGACCCCGCTCCGTTGGTCACAGTCACGTCCTTCTGGAACGCGGTCTCGGCCGACTCGGCCGGCACGGCAACGCACGCCGTGATGATCAGGGCGACCAGCAGGGCCGCCAGCTTGGAAATGCTCTTCACTGTTTCGCTCTCGCTTTCTTGTTTTCGCCTGGCGCCGGCCGGCCTTCACGCGCCGGCCGGCGCCCGTGGCGTCTTCAGTACGGTTTCGGCCAGCCCCTAGCTGACCGTGAACATGCGGATGCCGAGCGTGCTCGTCACGACCACGTTCGAGTAGTGCTCGACGGAGATGTCGATGAACTTCGCGTGCTCCTCGCGGTACACGCGGTAGTCGCCCGCCTCGGTCGGCGTCACGAACCGCTTGATGTTCGAGGCATCCTCGCGGTCCGCCGCCTCCTGGGCGTAGTACATGAGGACGTAGGCTCCGCCGATGGCCTTCGCCTTGGCGGTCGAGCTCGACTGGTAGCGGACCTTGCTCACCAGCACCGTGTCCACGCCCAGCTGCGCCGCCAGCTCCTCCGGCGTGCGGATCGCCGCACCCGCGAACGCGCCGGCCTTGTCCGAGGCCCGCAGCGCCAGCTGGCGCTTGAGCCACGCGCTCTTGCCGTAGACGACGACGTTGCCGTCGATCCCGCGGGCGTCGCCGCCCGTGTCGATGTCCGTCATGACGTCCATGTCCGGATCGGACGACGAGTTCCAGGTCTTCGCCGTGTTCGTCGCCCCCGCGACGAGGCCCGTGTAGCCGCGCCGCAGGTCGTTCAGCAGCAGCCGCCGGAGCAGCTTCTGCACCGCGCGCTCCTCGTCGCCCGGGATCATCTCGTCGCGATCCAGGCGCACGGTCAGGCCCTTGTTGTGCGTCTTCGAGTTGACGCTCGAACCCTTGAACTCGACCCGCTTGAACGCCGCGCCGACCGCGCGGATGTCATCGGCCTCGCTCAGGAACTCCTCGGCGTTGGTCGCGCTCTTGTACTCGAACCGGCGCGCCACCAGCACGCGCGGGCAGACGATGTCCAGCTCGCGCTTCACGTCCTCCGGGGGCTTCCAGCCCACGGCGAACGTCGTCAGCGGTTCGCTGAAGTTGGCCGCGGTGAACCGCGCCTCGTTGACCAGGCAGATCTGCCCGGGCTGCTGCTGGCCGTTGTCCAGGCCCAGCATCACGATCCCCCGCTCCTCGCCGAACAGGGCGACCGGCATGTGATTCATCTTCATCGTTTCGTTTCTCCGTACTTTCTTCGCTTCGGTTGCGGCGCCCGGCCGGATTCACACCGGCCGGGCGCCAGGCTTCGTTACTCCGAGACCACCGTCGCCACGGGGAAGCAGGCGTCGACCTCGAACTCCTGCCCGTCGCCGCCGCACGCCGTGAGCGCCCGGCCGACGAGGTAGTAGGTCGCCGCCGCCGTCGGCAGGTCCTGCACCTTGCCCGCCGCCGCGGTGAACACGCGCGCGCCGACCGCGATCGCTTCCGCGCCCACCATCTTCTGCGTGCGCTTCGTCGACCCCAGCGGCTGGACGCACATCGGGTCCTCGGCGGCCGCCGCCTCGTCCTCGGCGATGCCCAGCGGGTCGTCGCTCGCGCCGCAGGCGGCGACATGCGTCGCATCGCTCCCCTGCTTCACCAGCAGGAAGCGCGTCGTCTGCGCGGCGTCGGCCAGGTAGGTCTTGCCGTCCTCGTGCGTGCCTTCGGCCACGTTCGCCAGCGCCACGAGCGCGGGCGGCGCGGAGAACATCCTCCGCAGGATCTGCATCAGCTTCTTCATCGTTCCTCTTCTCCCGTGCCCCCCGCGGGGGGCGTTTCCCTACATGATGGGCCTGCCAATCGCCGGCGCCCGCCGGCGCAGCGATCAGCCCTCCGTTCCCTTGAACAGATCCGGATGCGTCTTCTTGACGCGATGCCAGGCGGTCTCGTAGTCGACGTGCTCCTTCTCCTGGCACTCGTTCACCAGGCTCAGGATCTGCTGCTGCCGCTCGACCGTCTTCCCGACCCGGCCGGCCATGTCGCGCGTGCGCGCATCGGTGTTGACGCCGCTCTTCTCGTTCGAGAGCGCCACCAACTCCGCGTCGAACGTCTCGGGCTTCGCCAGGCGCGCCTTCCAGGCATCCGCCTGCGCCGGCGTGATCCGCTTCGCGCGGATCGCATCCGCCACGACCAGGTCGATCCGCACCGTGCGCTCGTTCGCCAGCGCCATTTCCGCCGCCGCCGCCTTGGCCGAGGTCTCTGAAACGGCCGCGGTCAGGTCCACGATCTTCGACTCCGCCGCCGTCTTCTCGTTGGCCAGCGTGTCCGCCTTGGCTTTCTCCTCCTGCGCCGTGGCCGTGGCGGTGTCGGCCGTCGCCTGCATGGCCTGAATCTTTGCCAGCGCCTCGTCTTCGGTGATCTCCGCGGGCCACTTCAACAGCTCGATCAATCGCTTCAGCATTGCGTTGTCCTTTCCTTCCTCGGGTTGCGTGTCGTCTTCGTCGTCCGCCTCCGCCTCGTTGGGCAGCCGGCACTCCAGCATGTTCGGATTGTTCGTGAGCCCCGTGCTCCGCAGGCGGACGGCGCGGTAGATCTTCTTCCCCGTCGGCGTCGTCCGGATCAGCCGGCCGCCGAAATGCGGCGAGTGGAACGCGAACTCCTCGTTTTCCACCAGCGGCCGGAAGCTGTTGATCAGGCTCGCGCCCAGGAGGAGCGCGTCGTCCTCGACCCGGATCTCGCCGATCCAGCCCTTCGCGCCCTTGTCCGGGAAGTTCACCGCCAGCTTCGGAAAGTCCGGGTGCCCGATGTAGATCGGCACGCCCTTGCCGGTGCTCCGCACGAGCTTCGCCAGCTCGTTGGCCATCTCGACCGCGCCCTCGCGGTCCACGACCTGGGCGTGCTCCCCGTTCGGCCACTCCCCGAACGGCACGCGCCACCACTGCACGTCGGCCTCGGCCCCCGCCTTCGCGACCTCATTGGCGAGCCCCAGCATCTTCAGAAGCTTCTTCATGGTTCCCTCTCCACTCTCGGCTCTCCGCTCCCGGCTCCGAGCTTCCTCAGCGCCGCAATGCTCTTCTCCAGGCTCGCGACCCGCGCGGAGATCTCCTCGACCGTGTCGGCCTGGCCGACCACCGGCGCGCACGACTTCGCCTGTTCGAGCAGCCTCACTTCGAGCTCCAGAGATGCGATTGCGTCGTCATGCATGCGGTTTCCATCACGGGTGCCAACCCAAGACCCAGCTCTTCCACGCAGCTGGCAACTGCGTCGACCCGGTCCGGTTGGCGGCCAGCGCGTGGCCCAGCTCGTGGATGCCGTGCTCGTCGGGCAGGAAGCCGTCCGGGTGGATCGCCAGGACGATCGAGGCCGTGTCGCGCCCGCCCCGGAACTCCCCCACGTTCCCGCTCGCCAGAGTTCCGACCTCGCGCTGGAAATGCCTCGACCATGCCACCGTGTCCCGTTTCACCGCGCGGACGGCGATCTTCTGGTATTCCCACTTGAGGCCGCTCTTCGCCTCGCAGAAGGCCATCCACGCCTTCACGCGGCCCTCGTCCACGCCCTGCACAACGTCGAGATGGGGCTCGTCCTTGATCTTGCTGACCGTCGCGCATCCGGACAGCGCCACGATCGCCAGACAAGCGCCGATCCGCGCCGCCCAGCGCGATAGCCGAGCGTCGAGCCGGTTCAGCTGGCGGACGATGCTGTCCAGCCGCCGCTGCAACACTTCCGGATGCTTCGGACCTCGGGCCTCGGATCTCGGATCTCGGTTCACAGGCTTCATGGAACCACCACCGTTGGCGTGATCGTCCCGTCGTGGCGGCTGGAGGTCTTCGGGATCTTCCACCGCCAGATGCAGCCCGAATCCGTCACAAGCACCGCGACGGTTCCGTTCGGGTACGCGCCGCCGCGCTTGGAATAGCGCGCATGGAATCGATCGCCGTTGTGAACGCCGCCGTTCGTCCCCATCTCGATGATCTTGCTGTCAGACTCCAGCCAGAATGCGGCGATATGCCCCGTGTAAGCGGCAGGGTAAAGGACGACCAGCGGCCCGCCGCCCTCCGCCTCCGGCTTCCACAAGAAGCCCGCCCGATAGGCCCCTGGGTTCGCCGGGTTCGGCTCCGCGTTCGGGTTCGGCGGCTTAGGCGGCTGCACCGGCGGCGGATTCGTCACAGGCGCCGGCTGCACGACAACCGGCGGCGCGTTCGTCGTCGCCGGCTTGTCATGCCTGTCGATCTCCGCCTGGATCTGCTCCGCCAGATCCGCCGGGATCGTGATCGTCCCGCAGCCGGCCAGAAGCCCGGCCACCCCGATCAGTAGTAGGCGCTTCAGCATCGCATCACTCCGGCGGCATCGCCGTGATCGTGATATTCACCGTCACCGGCGAATAGCTTCCCGCCGTCACCGCCACGCTCGGCGCGATCTGCGGGTTGTAGGTCGTCGGGGCCGGCGCTGCCGCCTGCGCGCTGCTCCCGCCGTCGTCCTTGTTATGCTCGTAGATGGCCCACCCAGCGCCCCCTGCAATCGCCGTCACCGCACCGGCGATGTACTTCCCCGCGTTCCTCTTCACGTGGTCGCCCGCGGCCTCAAGCATGCCCTTCGGCACTTCCTTCTCCTCCACCGCCACCGCCGCATTGATGTCCTGCGCCTCGACGTTCCCCGCCGCCGCGATCATCTCGCCATAGGCCGGCCGCCAGAGGGCGACGGCCTCCTCGACGTACACGGTCTTCGTCGGTCGCTTTGCCCGCGAAAGCGAGAGAAGGTCGACCTTCACTCCGAAACTCCGCGCGCCGTTGGCCACCTTGCAGTCCGGTTGCAGAATCGGACGGTCGACAGCCGCGCCACGCTCTCCGCTCTCCGCTCCGAACACGGGGCTCAACGCAAAGAGCGCGAAGGCCGCGACGGTGATAATTCGGAACTCGGACATCGGTCCTCGGATCTCGCTCTTCATGCCCTGTCTCCTTCGCGCTTCGGCTCTGCGGCCTTTGCGTCTTTGTGTTTGTCCGCCTCTGCCTGCTTCTCCTCGCACGCCGTGCAGATGAGCCTGCCGGCGCTGTCCCTTCCAAGGAACTCGTTGCGGTCCATTGCGCGGCCACAGGCGGCGCACTCGCTTGGGATCAGGTCCGCCAGGATCTCCGCGTCGTGCTGGTCGATCCACGAGCGAGTCCAGGCCCGCGCCTTGTCGATCAGTGCGTGATCGAAGCGCAGCGCGCCGCGCGGCGTTTCGAACGCCGGCCAGAGCACGTGCACCCGCGGGTGGCTTTTCTTCGCCAGCTGGATCGTGTCCTCGATCTGGTCCTGCATGAGCCACGTCACGTTCTGCAGCAGGCGCGTGATCATGCCGGACGTCTTCCGGTACCCGAGCGGCGAGGCCGTCGCGATGAGCAGCCACACCTCGTCGTAGAGCGCGAGGCCCGGCGGCAGCGGCAGGTTCGCCCGCACGCCGCCGTCGAAAAACTCGTCGTGCCCGATCACGACCGGCGGAAACACGCCGCAGATCGCCATGCTCGCCATCACCGCGTCCGTGCGCGTCGGCGCAATCCGGGCCACGTCCACCAGCGTGCCATCCTGGCGCGTCGCCCACAGGTGAGCCGGGACGAGGGCCGGGCAGCCGGCCGTCAGCGCCTGGACGTGCTGGCGGATCGGGCGCGGGTCCAGGTAGTAGTCGATCCACAGTGCCCGGAGCTTCCACAGCGCCCGCTCGCGGCGGATGTCGCCATCGGCCAGGCCGCGGATGTAGTTGGCGAAGGCGTTCGCCAGCATCTTGCCCCGGCTCATCACGCCGCCCACCAGCGCCCCCGCCGACGTGGCCGAAATGGCGGCCGGGCGGATGCCCGCCTCCTCCAGCGCCTGCCAGAAGCCGGCGTGGACATCGATCCCCGTCATTCCGCCCCCGGAGAGGCAGAACAGCCTCCGGGGCGGAGTCACGTCCGAGCGCCGCCGCGCAACCGGGCTGCAATTCGCCGGAACCCCATTGCAAACGCCCGCTTCGGCGGTTTGGGCATCACCATGGCCGTTTTTCGAGATCGGGGCAGGTTCGGGCGTATAGCCGATTTGGACGGGTGCGGACGGCTCCCCCCCGCCGATCGGGCCGCCAGCGGGCGTATACGGGGCGAAGGGAGATTTCATGCGTCCCCCCCCGTTTTCGGATCTCGGCCATCCGCCTTCGGACCTCGGTCTTCGGACTTCGGACCTCGGTCTTCGGACTTAGGCCCTCGGGTTTCCCCCGCCGAATCCGCGAACCCGCGCGCCCAGGCATCGGTCAGGGCCTTCTCCAGGGCAAGCTGCAGTTCCGGCGTCGCGTTGACCTTGCCGAGCAGGGCGGGCAGTTCGGTGTCGATGAACTTCTCTACGGCGGCGTCGAAGGCGTCCTGGTCCATGCCGTCGACCTGGGCGAGCAGCTCCTGCAGTCGGTCGGCAACGGGCTTGAGGTCGGCGTGCACGGCCTCGGCCAGGCGCATGCGCGTCTCGGCCAGGATCTGCCCGGCGGCGTCGGCGTCGGCGGCCGCCGTGCGTTCGTTGGGAAGGGCGACAGGCAACGCGGCTGGAACGGCGGCGGCGGCCAGCGCCTCGTCGCCGTCGGCGGCGGGCGTGCGGCCATAGCGCTGCATTGCATCGGCGATGGAAATCCGTGCGCCGTGCGCGATCAGGAACTCGTCGATGCGCACGTCGTTCTCGACGTTGACCCGCTTCCGAGGCGCCAGCTCGAAGTAGGCAAGCGGCGTGTCGTCGCCCAGGGCGTACTGGATGACGAAGCGGTCCACCTGCTCCTGGAGCGTCTCGGAGATGAGCGCGCAGTCGTCCTGTTCGAGGAGGTCCGTCTCCTCGCCCTGGACGCTGGCGCCCTGGCCCTCGCCGGTGCCCGCCGAGAGCGTCGAGAGGTCCGCGCCGCGCAGGAGCGCCGCCATGGCGCGATCCATGCGCTCGATCAGCTCCGGATAGGGCAGCGTGCCGGCGGCGGCCGTCTCCAGCTTGGCGATGTCGTCGTCCTTGCTGACGACCGCGGCGAAGTTGGCGGCGATGGCGGCGACGGCGTCGACCATCGCGGTCCACTCCGTGCTGCCCTTGGCCGCGCCGGTCTTGCCGATGAAGCCGGGCATGCCGTGTCGTTCGGAGTAGATGAGCCAGTCGTTCAGCGGCAGTCGCTTGAACATGGCGGCGACGCAGCAGGCGATGCCGACGCCGCTGCCGGTCGTGGTGAGCCACGCGCCGGGCTCCATCTCGACGCCGTCGATCTGGGCATCGCTCTCCAGGTAGCGCAGGCGGCTCGTGCGGTGCTCGAAGAACCACAGCGGGACGTGGCGGAACTCCGCGGTGACGGGCACCTCGCGCGACGCGTGGAAGTTCCACACGATCTCATGGACGCTGTAGCCCGGCATGATGCAGTGCATCATCTGCCGGATCAGCAGGCGGGTTCCCCCGCGCTCCGTCTCGTCGACGGAATTGGTCGCGCGGAGGTTGTTGTAGAAGCCCTCCAGCACCTGCTTGTGCCGCTTCGCCGCCGCGGAATCGTCGACGGTGAGGATGGCGTACTCGTTCCGGCCCGGCGCCTTCAGGCGCTTCGGCACGACGGCGGAAAGCGTGTAATCGCGCTGCTCGAAGGCGCGCATGGTCAGCGCCAGGCTGCGCAGGTAGCCCGCGTCGAAGTCCTCGATCTGGCGCGAGAGCACATCCGGAGTGAGGCCCCGCATCGGGTTGAACCGGCTGCGGCGGTCGATCGTCACGCGTGCGGCCGTGACCTTCGGTTCCTTGCTGGTGGGTCGCTTTGCCATGGGAATTACATCGCCCCCGCAGTCATGCGCCGGCGCGGCACGACCGGCTGCCCCTCGATGTCATCGGCCCTGTACGCCGTGCGGTCGACGACCTCGAAGGCGAACGGGCCGTGGTTGTTTGCAATCGCATGCAGTGCCAGCTTCGCGGCATCGAAGGTGTCGCCGTGGCGGCCTTCGGCGTCGGGCTCGCAGATGAAGGCGCCGCGCTCCTTCTTCACCAGGCGCCAGTCCTCGCGGAGGTAGCGCTCGGGCGGAAGCGTGAGGTGGTTGTCGTCCAGCTCGCCGACCAGCATGGAGCCGAGGAACTGCTTCGAGTTCATCGGCTCGAAGCCCGGGCGCTCGACGCTCTCGCTGCCGACGACCAGGTCGACGGGGATCTCGGCGGCCAGGACCTTGCGCAGGTGGCTGGCGAAGTACCGCTCGTTCGTGGCGTCGATCGCCATCCGGCGGGCCTTGCCGCCCTGGGCGCGGCGGGCGGCCGTCTGGACGATCCGGCGGATGCGGTCGAGGGCAAGCTCCTCGTCGCGCGTCTTCCACGTCACGATCAGCGGGAACGCGAGGTCGACGCCCGTCCGCTCGACCACCGCGACGGAAGTCGGGTTGCTGGATTCCTTCGTGGTCGTCGCCACGTCCACGCCGATCCCGACCGTGCCGGGCCCCAGATGTTCGCCCAGGTGCGCCAGGGCGCGGTCGAAGTCGGTGTCGGTGTCGACGTTCACGCACGCGCAGCGGCCGACGCCCCGCCGCTGGGCCACGTCGAGCTGCATGAGCCCGCAGGCGCTCGTGCCGCCCAGGACGAAGCGGCAGCCGTAGTTCCGGCGCCATGCGTCCTTGTCCTGGGCGCGGGCGAAGTGCTCGTCCGGCGTCAGCGCGTCGCCCGTGTTCAGGTCGTAGACCGAGACGCCCGCCGCGTAGGCGTCGTGGATGTCGACGCGGTGCACCTGCAGGCCCCACTCGCTGCGGTACCAGTTACCGTTGGGGTTGACGGGGAACTCCTGCCCGATCGCAGGCGCCGTCATCTCGTAGGAGGCGTGCGCGTCGTCCTTCGGCGGCGTGGTGGCCATGACGAGCTTGAACGCCTTGTCGCTGGAGACGATCGGCTCGATGGCCTCCCACAGGTCGCGGAAGTCGCGGATGAAGCCGTACTCGTCGATCAGCACCGTGCCCGACCAGCCGCGGGCAGTCGCGACGGAAGGCGCAATCACCTGCGTGCGGCTGAAGCGCGTCTTGTCGTGCCAGATCCTCATCTCCAGCCGCTGGCCCTCGAACAGGTCCGCGAAGTCGTCCGCGGAGATCTCCTTCACCGCCTTGCCGCTCTCGCGGTCGACCGTGTCGAGCTTCATGCCGGCATCCATGGCCTTCGAGGCCAGGAGCTGGATCGCCGCCTGAAGCGTCTGCGACTCCTTGAAGATGATCTCGCGGCCCAGGAGGAGGCTCGCGCTCACGTAGATCACCGTCCGGATCGAGGCCGTCATTTCGTCGATCGCCATCTCCGCCATGCACGTCGACTTGCCCGCCTGCCGGCGCCAGTTCATTGCGAACAGCCGATGACGGCGCAGCGCGAGCATGGCCTCCCGTTGATAAATCCGGCGCTTCCAGGCCGTGGTTGAGGCTGTGCGCTGCGCCGTCAAGAGGGGGTCTCCAGGTCTGCGAACATGAGCTGGCGGAGCTTGTCGATCTTCTCCGAGTTCTTCCCGGCCCCCTCGGCGATCTCCGTCGCGCGCTTGTCGGCCGACCACTTGAGGAAGAGCGCGCACGTCTCCCGCTGGAACCGCTGCTGGTCGAGCGTGATCTCGGCATCCTTCTGCCGCAGCCGGCGCATGGCGAAGAAAAGCTTCGAGTCCTGCTTGCGCAGGGCGAGCAGCTCGAACGCGCGCTGCGTGACCTGGTTGATCCGGTCGTCCGAAAGCGCGGCGCCTCCGCCCTTCAGTTCCCGGCCGAGCTGGGCTGCGATGTCGCGGCTCTCCTCGATTGTCCGCGACACGTGGAACCACGAGTAGAAGCGGGATAGCGCCGACGGGCTCATCCGCAGCTTGTGCGTCTTGAGCAGCCACTCCCTGGCATCGGCCAGCGTGAGGCGGTCCATGGTCGAAGCCAGCGCCTTCTGCGCGTCCTTCGACAGCCGCATCCACGCCGCGTCTGGACGGGTCTTACGCATCGACGGAAAGCGATGAGCGATGAGTGATGAGTGATGAGTTGCGGACTTCGGACCTCGGACCTCGGATCTCGTGCTTCATCGGGCCGCCTGCAGGTGGTTGATGCCCTTCTCGGTGATGATCCACAGCTCCTCGCCGTAGTCGTCGGTGCGGGCGGTGAGGAAGCCGCGGTCCTTCAGCCACACGAGCCGGCGCATGGCCTGGTCGTGATTCACCGGCCGGCCTTCCAGGGCCGTCAGGGTCGACACCACGAGGCGCGCCGTCATCGCGTAATCGCGCTGGATGTTCAGCGCCTGGAGGATCTCGGAATCCATGACGCGGTCGTTCATCCCTGGTCTCCGTCGTGCACGAGCTGCACCTGCTGGCCCGAGATGCCGGCCATGCGCCCGGCCAGTGTTGCGATGTTCGTCGAGAGCACGTTCAGCCGCCGGTGAATGCCCGATGTGCGCGCCTCGTCGGACCTGTCCAGGCCGTCCATCCGGTGCATCAGCTCCTGCAGCGTCTGCTCGATCGCGCCCGCGCGCCGGTCATTCGCGGCCTCGTGCTGACTCATCTGGCCCGAGGTCACGTACTGAGCGGCTGCGCGCACCTCCAGCGGGTTCGGGCCGATCTCCCGCCGTTGGGTCTTGCCGAAGATGTTCAGCAGCCCGCCTGCCAGGCTGACCAGCGATGAGAGGGCGATGACGACCAGCCCGATGTTGGTTGCGTTGTCCATCACACCCTCCCCCTCTTTCCCTTCGCGCGCTTTGCGGCCTTCGCGTTGAAGTGCAGCTCCGCGTCTCTGTGTGCGTCGAGCGCTCCCGCCTCATCGATGGCCCGGCCCATGGCCGCCAGCGCCACGCCCGCCAGGCTCTCCGGGGAAACGCCGGCCGTGGGGGAGACACGACCCACGGCTCGGCGCCCCATGAGGACGGTGACCTGCGCGGTCACCGGCCGGGAACCTTCGCCCTTACGGGCAGCGCCCTTGCGGGCAGTGTTGTGGCGGTCCTGCGTCACGAGCGCGAGGAAACCACAGACCGCGCGCGGGCGTATGCGCGCCTTCCTGTACGTGCGCGAGATGCGCGATTCCGCGGATTCAGCCGGAAAGAAGGAAAACGCACACAGAGACGCAGAGATCGCGGAGAAACGAAAAGCCCCGGAGGATTGCTCCGGGGCTCGGCGAGGCGGGATGTCGGGCTATCGATCCAGCGCGCGGCGGATGCCGGCGAGCTGCCACACGATGGCGGCGACGCCGGCGAGCAGCAGCACGGCCCACGCAACGATCGCCACCGTCCAAAGCGTCAGCGTCTCCGTCGACGTGGCCGTCGGTCCTGTCATACGGTCGTGTGCGTAGAGCAGCGCCGCAACCACCGCCAGCGCGACAAGGCCGACGAACACCGCGCCCATCGCCTTCGACCCGCCGCCGCAGCTTGAGTCAACCGTCCGGGCTTGTGTGGATACCACTGGCATTGTCTCACCCTCCTTGCTTCATCGCCTTGCGGATCTCCGCAACCTCCGCCTCGATCACGTCCAGCCGGCGGAGGATGAACGCATCGCGCTCCATCCGCGCGGCCAGAGGCCCGGCATCGTAGCCGACGCCGTCCTCCCTCACAACTGATTCGCCGCCGGGCTTGCCGGCGGCGTTCTCCCTGTGCTCCTCCAACCCTCGGACATCCCCTCCCGAAGGTCGTCCAACATCTGGAAGTGGAGGGTCTAGGCCGGCGGCGTGTTCCGCGTCAATGATGCGGCGAAGAACTTTCGGGCTCGCGTTCCGCTGCCCGGTCTTCAGGTAGTGAAGCATGGTCTCGCTCAGATCCAAAACGGATCTCAGCTCAGCCCAAGATAGCGTCCTTGCCTGACGCAGGCGTTCCAGCCGTTCCGATAGCTTCACAAAAACTTCACTTTGGTAGTTGACCCGTGAAGCCGGAGTGATGTATTTGTGAAGCCATGGTAACGGTGACACAGCGAAAAGGCAAAGCGATTCGGCGGGGAATTTGCCGGGCGGCTTTGGAGCTCGGCGTAACGCGGCAGCACCTCTACCTCGTCATGCGCGGCGAGCGCATCTCCCCCCGGATCTCCGCCTGGCTGCGCCGCCACCAGAAGGAGACACCCAAGTGAGCGTCACAGCTTCCAAGGATCGAAGGGCATCGACCACGGGCCAGAGAAGTGCAGGTCGGCCCAGCGGATCGCCTCGTGGTACCACAGCGAAGTCAGCATCTCTTCCAGGTAGCGGGGCGCGTGCTCGCCAGGTCCGGGGTAGTTCCGTTGGTGCCGCGAAATCACGCACTCCAGCGCCAGCGCCACGCGGAGGCAAAGCAGCGTGCGCGCCTCGCCTTCGCAAGGGTCCCATGTTCCAGTTCGACGAAACTCATTGCATGCCCGGTCAGCCGCCGAGTTCTGTTCCAGCGTGGATGCTCGAATCCATCCGGGCAAATCGGGCGGCAGGCGGTCCCGATCGACTCGCACTTGCGGCCAACTTCGGGCGAGCAGCTCGTAGAGATCCTGCCACGTCAGAGGCTCATTCATCCCCCCAGCGTACCCGCCGCACGAAGTCCGGACAACCGCAGAAGGAGACACCATGACCCCACCGACCCTGACCGCTGCGCAGCGTGCGAAGGTTCTCGGCGATCCGATGCCGGATGCCGAGATCGTCCGCCGCCTGGAGGAGGCCGAGCTCGCCCTGGCCGATGTGTTCCGCATGCGCCCGGGCCTGCGGATGCGGGCCATCACGGGCGGCACCTGCTTGCGCGAGATCCGCGAGGAGCTGTCGATCCACGGAGCCCGGCGATGAAGCGCCTCAACCTTCCGCTGGCGGCTCATCGCAAGTGCTGGACCTCGCACTGCGCGCAGTGCGGGGCGGACCGCAAGCTCGTCGCGTGGCCGTCGCAGGGGGGCAAGCTCTGCCGCGCGTGCGACTGCGAGCGCCTTCGCCTGGCGTACCGGGCCGCGCATCCGGACGTCAAGCGCATCCGCCGGTCGCGGGAGCAGATCGCCGCCGACCTGGCCGCGGGGATCAAGGCCGTGCGCGTGCAGCGGGCGGCGTGTGCGATCGCCCGGTACCGCCGGCCCGCATCGGAAGCATCCGCGGAACGCCGGCACGGCGTGGAGCGGGTGAAGGCCCCCTGGGCGCGGATCTGCGCGGGGCGCATCGCCCTGGCGATGGATCTGGAAGCGCCGGACTTCGCCGCCTCCTCTCCGCACTCATCGCTCATCGCTCATCCCTCTGCGTTCTCTTCCGAGGCCGTGGCGATCTGATGCCTGCGCTCATCCAACTCGGTCTGTTCGATGCGCCGCCGCCCGAGCGCGCGGCGTGGATCGACCGGCGGCTGCCGCGCCAGGATTACCTGTGCGTGAGCGACGTCGCCGAGGCGTTCAACGTGTGCTCGAACACGGTGTGCGCCTGGATCGAGTCGGGTGAGTTCCAGAAGGCCGCGCAGAGCGATGAGCCCGCGGTGCTGAACCTGGGCGCGGCGTCGTCGCCGCGCTACCGCATCGCCCGCCCGAGCGTGATCAAGTTCTACCTGAAACGTGCCGTATGAAGACCCGAGAGCCGAGGTCCGAGGTCCGAAGTCCGAGGTCGGAGGTCCGAAATCCGGCTTTCAGGTTTCAGGTTTCATCCCTCAGCCCTCAGCCCTGTTTGTCCGAACCCACGAAGGAGACACCCATGAAGACCATGACCTGCCCGCCCGGAGACCCGCTTCTGCGCGGCTGCCTGAACCGCCGGAGCCAGGAGACCAGCCTCGAAGACATGCGCCTGATCTACAAGGCCGCCGCCTCGTGGCTGGCCGAGCGCCTGGCGGCGAAGACCGCCGGCCGCGAGTTCCACGATGCCGACCTGCCGAAAGCGAGCGCCGCCTGATGCCGAAGACGAACCCAAACGCGAAGTCCGCGAAGGTCGCGGAGACGGCGGAGCTGCTCCCGGCGGTTCAAATTTCCAACGGCGTTGGAAATTTGGAAGAGAACGGGACGCGCGTGGTCCGCTACCACGAAGCGGCTATGCGGTGCGCGAACCTGTCGGTCTGGTGTTCGGCGATGGCCGGCGCGGAGATGCTGGCCGCGAAGCAGAGGCTTCAGCACGGCGAATTTGGACAGTGGTTGGCTAGCCTGACGCTGCCGAACGGCAAGGGCATTTCGAACGGCACGGCGCACAACTACATGAACCTTGCAGAGCGCCTGCAGGAGAAGCTCTCGACGCTGCCGAAGAACACGATGGCCGAGCTGATGCCCGCACTGAAGGGCGAGCAGCAGGGCGCGCAGACGGCGCTGGCGATCCTGAACCTTCCTGACCCGCTGGACGTGTTCAACCCTGCGCACGACCGGATCGCGAAGATCATTCACCACGTCACGTCGGGCGCATCGTTGCGCCAGCTCTACTTCGACTGGGGCATCGTGCCGCAGCCGAAGAAGGTCGAGCTTCCCAAGGGCCCGCCGTTGCAGCTTGAGCCGGGCGAGACGATGGCGCACCGGACGGCGGTGGAGACGTTCGACAAGGCGTTCGCGGATCTGTGGTCGAACGTGCGGGACTACAAGCTGCACCTCCACCTGGATCTCGACGACCTGAAGCGGTACTCGAACGATCTGCTCGACCTTCGGCGCACGTTCGATGCGCTGTTGAAGCGCGGTTGATTCCCCAGGGAGGCATGCCCATGCGCCCCACGTTGATTGCGTCCGAGGATGCGGCTGCGGCCTATTCGATGATGCCGTCGGCCCTTCGCAAGAGTCAGCAGTGGTGGCACGAGATGCTGGTGGAGATCGACCGGGAGCCGAACAAGAGCCGGGCGATCGCGGCGGCCGCCGAGCGGGTGGGGCACCTTCCGGGCTGCTCTGTGGAAAGCATCCGCCGGAAATACTACGCATGGGTCCGCGCCGGCCGCTGCGCGGGCGGCGTCGTGGACCGCCGCCGGCTGCGCAAGGACTCGCCGGTGAAGGCCGTGGCGCACGCCTACAAGAAGATCGCGGAGGAGAACCAGCGCGTGTCGAAGGAGGCTCACCGGCAGCTTCTGCGTAACCTCTCCGCGGGGATGGAGCTTGAGGGCGTGGGGACGTGGATCGACCTGCACCGGGCGATGTTCCCGGATGCGCCGATCCCCGCGCGCTGCCCGTGGGGCATGGAGAACCCGCCGCCGGGCTGGTCCTACGCGAACCTGCAGCGGATGGCGGGCCTGACGGAGTTCGAGCGGAAGGCGAGCCGCCAGGGCCTGGGCGCGGCCTCGGATTGCATCCTGCCCGTCCTGCATACGCGGGTCGGCCTGCTGCCGGGCCAGTGGATGCAGTTCGACGACATGTGGATCGACCTGAAGGCCATGTTCGCCGGCCAGAAGGAACCGATCCGGCCGCTAGAATTCGCGTGCTACGACGTGCACAGCGCCTGCAAGATCGCCTGGGGAATCCGCCCGCGCACGGAGCGGGAGGACGGCACGAAGACGGGCCTGAAGGAAGTCGAGTTCCGCTTCCTGTTGGCGCACGTCCTCTGCGATGTAGGATTCCACCGCGAAGGCGTGACGCTGGTCGTCGAGCACGGCACGGCGGCGATCCGGGAGCCGCTGGAGCGCAAGCTCGCGGCCTTCTCGAACGGCGCGATCAAGGTCGAGCGCTCGGGCATCGTGGGCGAGCAGGTGCACGCCGGCATGTTCCCGGGCCGTGCGCGGGGCAACCCGAAGTTCAAGGCGCTGATCGAGTGCAGCCACGGCATCTCCCACAACCTGGCCGCCGCGCTGCCGGCGCAGACGGGGAACTGCCCGGCGGCCGCCCCCGAACAGCTCGCGGGGCTCGATGCGTACTGCCGCAGCCTGGTCAAGGCCGCCGCCGAGTTGCCGGCGGAGCGGCGCGACCAGCTTCTGTTCCCGGCGCTCTCGTTCTCCCGCATGGTGAGCCTGGTCGGCGAGATCTACGACCGGATGAACGCGCGCACCTGGCACGACCTGGAGGGCTGGGAGGAGTGCGGCTACCTGGTGGAAGAGTTCCGCCTGGGCGACGATGCGAACTGGATGCCGAAGGAGTCGCTCCTGGCCATGCCGCCGAACAAGCGGCTGGCGGTGGCCGCGTACCTGGAGGGGCACCCGGAGCTGATGCGCCTGCGGAAGCTCTCCCCGCGGGACGTGTGGGCGCGCGGCAAGAAGGATCTCGCGCGGCTGCCGATGTGCCACCTGCCAGACATCCTTGGCCCCGAGGCCGCGCGGCGCGTGCGTGTGGAGGCCAACGGCACGATCGCTTTCCAGGACATCTATCTCGGCCCCGGCAAGCACATCTACACCGCGCGGATCGCGACGCCGGACGGCTTCGCGCAGAGCCTCCGCCGCGACGCATCCTACGCCGCCTTCGCCACGCCCTACCACCCCGAGCACCTCTGGATCGTCGACCCCGACTCGGGCGCGCTGATCGGCTACGCGCCGCGCTACGACCGCGCCGCCTACGGTGACGAGGCCGCACTGCACCGCCTGCTGGGCCAGCAGCGCAGCGACCTAGCCGAGCAGTCCGCGCCCGTCCGCGAGCGCCATGCCGACGCCGCACAGGAGCGCGCAGCGCTGGTCGCGCACAACCGGGCCGTCCTCGATGGCGACAGCGCCCAGCCGGCCGCGACGCCCGAGGCCGCGCATGTCCGCAAGACCAGCGGGACGCTGGCGGACCTCATTCCCCATTCGGAAGCCGACGTGGAGACACCCGAGAGCGACTGCGAGCAGGTGCGCGCGGAGTTCGACGGCATGTTCGGCCCGTAGACAAACCGCGGCCCGTTGCGCCGCACCAGGAGACCCATGAGCGAGACACCAAAAGCGACCGCCCCCGCCGGCGACGAGTCGCCGCAAAGCAACTCCAACATCACCGTCAGCGCCGAGGTCTTCAAGGAAGTCCTCGACATCGCCCAGGGCAAGGGCGAATGCACGGAGGACCAGCGCCAGCTCGCGTGGTGGTTCTTCAGCTACTGCCGCGCCCAGGGCCTCGGCTACGGCTACACCGAGGCCGGCAAGGCGCTCGGCTACGACTCGACCACGATCTACCGCTTCTTCCACGGGAAGTACGGCGCCAAGATCGGCAACCTCACCGACGCGATCCAGCGCTTCAAGAAGATCACCGAAGAACGCGGAACCCGCGTGAAGCTCGACTTCGTCGAGACCGACGTCGCCCGCAACACGTTCAGCGCCTGCCGCGCGGCGCTCGTCTCGCAGACCGTCGCCTTCATCTACGGCGACCCGCAGATCGGCAAGACGACGGCGCTCATGGAATACGCCCGCCGCAACAACCACGGGCAGACGATCTACGTGAGAATGCCAGCCTCGGCTGGGGTGCAGCTCTTCATGAAGGAGTTTGCCCGCTCCGCCTACGTCAGCCCCGAAA